CAAAATGTCTACAGAAGAATATGAAGTATGTTCTACTATAGCAAGAGGTATGATTAAGATGGCAACTGCAGATCCCCAAACAACATTTATGTATGGGCTTCGTGGATTTGCTGACGACAAAAAGAGTAGTGCAAAAAGTCTAGCGATTAACTCTGTTGCAGAATTTGACAGTGAAGATAATGTTATAGATTTTATTGAGTACTTAAAACATAAACGAGATAAGGAGTTAAACTAATATGGCAACACACTTAGTAATAGGAGACCCTCACTGCACTCCAAAGGCAAGCAATGACAGATTTTTATGGGCAGGTAAATTTGCACATGATCTGAAACCAGACACCATAGTATGCATGGGAGACTTTGCTAGTATGGATTCACTATCAAGCTACGACAAAGGTAAGAAATCTTTTGAAGGAAGAAGATATAAAAAAGATGTAGATCATGTGCATGATGCATTGGAACTATTTAACAAAGGTCTTAATGGAAGACGACTAAGAAAAATCATGCTACTTGGTAATCACGAAGATAGGATCAATAGAACAATAGATGATATACCAGAACTTGATGGCACAATTAGCACAGATGACTTTAAATTTAAGAAGTATGGTTGGGAAGTTCATGACTACCAAATTCCAGTTGTGGTCGATGGCGTATACTACTGTCATAATTTTCCTACTGGTGTTATGGGTAAGCCTATTAGTGGTGACAATATTGGGCGTGCCTTACTAACAAAAAATAAAGTATCTTCTACTGTTGGTCATATACATACATTCGATTATGCCATGTGTGCACTACCTTCTGGAAGAAAACTAATGGGGCTATCTGCAGGTTGTTACTTGCATCACAAAGAAAACTATGCTAAGAATACACAGCAGATGTGGTGGAGTGGTTTGATAGTTAAACGTAATGTAGATAAAGGTGAGTACGATTTAGAGATGATGGAGTATAATACTATTAGGAGAAAGTATGGCAAAAAGTAAAAGAGTATATGAAAAAGAGATAGATCACAGCCATGATATATCTTATGAGAATGAGGTAGTATATGACAATGTTAATTCACCTGCTCATTACAAACATGGTAAGAAAGAAACTATAGATGTTATTCGTGATTGTATGGAGAGTGATGAGTATCATGGGTATCTTAAAGGTAATGTCTTGAAGTATGTTTCAAGATATAAATTTAAAGGAGAGCCATTGGAAGATCTAGAAAAAGCACAATGGTATTTAAATAAATTAGTACAGGAGGTTAAGGATGGGAGCAGTTAAACATGCGTTACTAGAGGTAGAAGACTTTGTGTCTGGATGTCTAGGAGAAGGTCGTACATTAAATCAAACAATAAGAGATGCAGTGGAAGAGTTTAAAAGAGTAGACAACTCCTATTTATTAGATGCAGATTTTATTGAGGATAAGTATTACCAATTTAAAGGACAGATATGAGAGAGTTATTTCTAGATGCGTTACAAGATAAATACAAAGCACAAATATCAGATGCTAAAGCTAAAGCAACTGTGTACTTAGATAACCCTGTAGCAATAGGGGAGCATCCACAGTTTATAGAAGAGTTAGATAAACTTGTTAATGTAATATCTAGTGCAGAAGAAAATATAAAAACAATAGAAGAGTACTTTGGGGGTACAGATGACTAAAGAGAAAGGAAAAGAACAAGTAGGATCAAGAACATTTTTAATAGACTCAATGCAACTACAAGATTTAATGAGGTATTTAATGAGTAGACCTTATGCTGAAGTTGTAAAGATTATGAATATGTTAAGTACATTAAATCAATTAGATCCTAGCATTGGTGCAGACTTTGTTAAGAAACAAGCAGGTGAAACTAATGGAAAAAAATAACCCAATACATCAGACAGGTCTATTGTTTGAATTAAAGATAGGTTTAAATAAAGATAATGCAGTAGTGATTGACTACGGTGGAAAACCTGTAGGTAAAATAAGAGAAGCACTTAAAGATTATAAGTACCAAGCTAATCTTTGTGCAGCAATTATTAACCATGCTAACTCTACTGGTAAAAAACTAGAGGATGACATTAAAGAAATGATACAGAAAATTTAAAGTTTTGGTCTGAAGAAGTTGCACCAAAAAAAAAGGCTCCCTTAAAGGAGCCCTGTTGTTGCCTAACTGTGGGGAAGTTAACGCTTCCCCTTTTTTTATGCGTGTAATTATTTCTTTGCTATAGTATCTTTATTAATTCCTTTCTTGATAATATAATCTTGAGTACCATTGGCACCTGTAGTAACTTCTTTCTTAAGATGTCTAAATAAACTCATCTCTTTTACTTTTTTATATTTTTCTTTTAAGAAATTTTCTATTACTTTATTATCTCTCATTAACAATTCCATGCTCTTAAAGCTTTATTAATTCTACTCTGTGGATCGTTAGCAGTTTTCTTTGAAGTAAGTTTCTTCTTCATACCTTTCATACGTGCACAAAAACTAGCTCTTCTTGGGTTACCCACTACTTTGCTAGGTGCTTGTAAGTTACCACCCGTTTCTTTATTGTAGCTATACCTACCTTTTTGGTTTAACCCACCTTTAGGATTCTTACCTTCTTTTCTAGTCCAAGTTGCTTTAGACATTACGCAAAACTCCTATACTTTTTTACTTTATTTGCTATAGTCTTTGGTTGTTTTACAAATTGTTTTCCTGCTGCTGTACCTTTTCTTTTAGCAGCTGTTGTAGCAGCATACTCAGAAGAAGATAAAGACTTAATTGCTTTTGCAGGTAAGTATCTCTCTCCTGTTTTACTTGAAGGTTTACCAGACTTAGTTCTCCACTTCTGTCTACCCCAAGCCTGTAAACTTTTTTGGGATTTAGCTAATACCATTATGATGTATAGCCTCCACCAGATGCTTTATATTTTTTAGCTAATAGTTGTGCTTTTCTTGCAGACCATTTTCCAGCAGCTGTACCTTGGGTTGCCGAGTTCTTAACTTGATTAAATAATTTCTTTCTCATTGTAGGCTTCGTATAGTTACCTGCTTTATTCACTGTCATTTTTACTCCTCTAAATAATCCATTGTGTATATTCTTTACCATCGTAAAGTAATGCTTCTTTTCTATTCTCGTCTTTATTGTATGAGCAATGCACCCATCCACTTGAGGGGTCGTTAGGGGTATAAAATTCTAGTATCAATTGATCAAATACTAGGTTGTTCTTGATGTACTTTGCTAGAGATTTGTTATCTAAACCAATCATTTCAAAATCAGCTGCTTGTCCTTTAGCATGTTGACTGGTAGTCTTGCTACCAATAGCTACACATAATTCTTCTGACCTGTAGCCAGAGGTAATTATCATAGGCTTACCAAAGTTTCTACGTGTAGGCTCTAGTATTTGTGTACATAATTCTGTTAAATTTTCTATATGCTCAAGAGTAGGTTTATTATCTATACCTTTTCTCTCAGCAGTTTGAGATTTTGTTAGTTCTGATAAACTAAAGTGTCCACTAAGTTGCATTAGTTTGATAGGGGGTTAATATTTTTAACTCTTATCTCTTCCATTTGCACCTTTAATAATTCTATTTCTTTTTCTAAAACTTTAATGTCTGTTTTGCTGTGTGAGTGTGATGTATTATGTGAGTGAGTTGTGTCTGCATTTTCTAATGCTTTAACTTTTTGTTCTAGAACTGCAACTATAGATAAATCTACTGTTTTAGATGCATTAGTTAGTGCATCAAGTTTAGTCATAACCTCACCATACTTAACAAATCCACCACCGATTGCAACAATTGCTGCAACTAATGCGGCTATGCCTGCTAGCTGATCTTTTATATTAAATTTTTTATCCACGTTTTAACTCCTCTAATTCAATTAATAACATTTGTTTTTCGTTATCCAATACTTCTAATTGTCTTTTCTTCATACCTATAATATCATTAGCTACATAATTTGATAAAGTTATGTCAGCGTATATCTGTCGATCATCCATTATATCTAATTGATTCATGTATATATTTTTAGGTTTATAAAATTCTATACCTTTGTATGAAGCTAGTGATAACTGTTCTCCAATCATAGCATCCATCTTAACAATATTCTTAAGTTCTAGATTCTTTGCAGAGTCTTTTACCTTCTTATCAATTTTTGCCATGACCTTCTCCAGTTTTGTGTTAATAGTTTTTTTTGATTTTACTTTATTTTCTTTAATTTTTTCTTTAGTTACTTTAGCAGATGTTTTATTACTAGCTTTTTCTTCTTTCTTCTCTGGTTCTTTATTATTTTTTGCTATGCTAGTAGACTCTTCTTTAACAGCTTCTTCTTTAGCCTCTTGTTTAGATTCTTTAATAACTTCTGCAATAACTTCTTTCTTTAATGTCTCAACAGTTTTAGTTTTATTCATTGTTTGCACAACTTCTTGAACTTTAGCTACTACTTCTGGAGATGCTTTTTTAGTTGTTGTAACTATAATCTCAAAATTTTCTGTAAGTTCTACACTTGTTACTGCACCACCTGTTTCTACGTTTAATTTTTCACCAATACTTTCTTCAAGTCCAGATATAACATTCCATATCTCAGATTCATTAAGGTTTGCTGTTCCTAAACCTTCGTTAATATCTTTAATTTCCTGTGCAGATAGAGGCTCGTAGTCTTCAACTGAAAAATCTAAAGCCATTTCCGCACCTAACAAATTTGGTCCACGTAAAGCTGATGTTGTACTTTGTGATCCATCAATTCCTGTCCAAGACCATTCATATTTATTTGCATGAACTCCATTATAATGTAGGCTATCACCACTTACTATTTCATTAGCATTATAACCAGAATCTATTGTTCTAATTTGTGTAGATGTTGCTAATACATTATTATTTGTATCTAAAACTTTCATTACTAAAGTGTAAGAATCCATAGCACCAACAGAATTTCCACAAGTATGTTGTGATGAGTTATGCTCACAGTTTTGTACTGCAATATAGCTGCTTAAATTAATTCCACCATTAAGTTTTATCTGAGTAGAAGTATGAGTAACATCATCTGGTCTGCTATTACCTTCTATCCCTACTAATGAACCAGTTGCTGTAACCGTCATATCATGTGATGCTTCTAGCTCGTTGTTAAAAGCTCTACCACATGCATTGGATATCTGCGTTTCACAAGTAATAGTAAAACCATTATGTGTACTGCCATTAGCTAATACACCAGTAGATCCAGATTGTACTCCATCTAAATTTGAATTACTTAAACTTGATGTAGTTGTCCCAGCATTAGGTAATATGTTTGTACTAAAAGCTGTGTCATTCTCTTCTGCCAATCCTACTGAACTAGCAAATGCATTTAGTGCATAGTAAAATAAAGCACCTAGTGCTAGATATATTATCCATTTCATTTTAATATTAATTTAACGATTGATTTTTCACCCATGTAAATCTCTGTTTCTGCTTTTGATTTTATACATTGGTAGTCTATACGACTTGTTCCCGATCTCATTGCAACACGTTTAGCTTTTAAACAAGTAGACATAGAGTCTTGTATTCTGTGTTCCTTAATTTCTCCTGAGACGATCATTAGTAATGCAACTACTATTTCAATCATCAGTGATCTCCGTTACCATTTTTTCTAACTTTATCTTTTAGTGCCTCAACATCAATCAATGCTTTCTCTAATTGTTTGTTTAGAAATTGTATGTTAACTTTGTTAGTCATATTCTGTTCTTGAGTTATCTCTAATTTTTCTGTCGACTTATATAAATCTTCTATCAACATAAATTGTTCTTGATCGGTTGGTAACTGCTCACTTTTTTTAAGTAGATCAGCTTGGAATAATTCTCTAGATGTCTCTAAGCTAGTTAGTCTAGCTGTAATCTCTGTGTATGCCAGCACTCCTGAAATTACGCCAGCGATAATCATTAACATATTTTTCATCGGCATACTTACTGATGTGTTTTCTGATATTTTCATTTCTTTTTTTTCTTACACTTACAACGAGGTGCAAATAAAAAGTTATTTATATGCTCAATAAAATTGTCAATAGCACCAAACGCTTTTAAGATATACTTATCCATTGTTTAATTTTAATTTTTCTATTTTAATTTTCTTATCCATCTTATCTAATTCTTTTGTCATCTTAGCTTCTTTCTTAAGTCTAATTCTTTCTAATCTTTTTTCTTCTTTAAGTTTAATTTTTTCTACTCTTTTTTCTTCTTTCTCTCTGGCTGTCATACGCTTAACATAGACACTATAGTCTGGTCTTTCATGCTCGTACTTAGACCATAAAGCCATAGCTTCTGTACCAATCTTTCCATCAATAGGACAGACAGTACCTGCTTGTATCATTGCTTCAAAGACTCTTTCATCTTGGCAAAGTATTGCAACGGCTGCTACTCTCATGCCAAAGTCATTAAGTATTCTTGATAGCTTTAGTCTCTCACAATTTTTATCTATAAAATGTTTTCCGCCACTGATACCTACGCCAAATGTTTGAATACCTAAAGATGCACCTGTGCTACATACATCTTGTGTCATAGAATTATATGAGGGTGCTGATGCTGTTGGGGGAGCCGATTTTATATTAGATGTAGAACTGTTTGTACTTGTAGTTGTAGCTGTACTTCCTGATTCGTAAGTAGTTGCACCTCCAGTGTACCCACCTTCAATTGCTGTGTTACTTCCACTAGTATTTGTTTGTGTTGAACCACTGTATGCAGGTCTAGCAAATAATGCAAGCCCTAACATTAATATAATTAATGTACCTGTAAAATAATAATTCATTTTATTCACCTCTATCATTTTAAACTTCTTGTTTAGCCTCTTGTTCAGTGCATGTAAACTGTGTATGTGCACCGTATTTGTTAACAAATTTTCTATCTAGATCTTCCATAATAAGTACTGAAGATTTATAACCGTATATTGTACATTCGTAGTTGTCTTTAAATTCTTTTATTCCTGTATATATTTGTGTACAATCATTTCCAGGAACAGTACTGCATAGCCACATGGCTAATAAATATTCCATGTATTACTTTTTATATCCGTAACCTGTTTGTTTATTTCCCCATAGCTTTTGCCATGACCATACACTAAATTTACTAGAGTAATGATTTATAAATAGTAGTGTATGCCTTATCACTTTTTAGCACCTCTAAATATTTGTGTACCTTTTATACCAAATATACTAGCACAAACTAAAATCCATAGGTTGGTAAACCATGAAGGTAATGCTTGGAAATGCTCAAAGAATACTTTTATTTTTTCCATAGCCTGTGGATCGTCTGACCAGACCCCATATGCCAGGACCAAAATGGGTAATGTTAGTATTGCAAGAACTACTTCATCTTTATAGTCGTTTTGTCTAGCTTCAAGTAGTTTACCACTGAATTCTAACTCACCTTTTGCCATTTTAGATGCATGTTGCGCTTGTGCATCAGCCATAAGCATTTGAGTTTCTTTTTTCTTCTTGTAAATATGCGTTCCAGCGTTCAACGCTAGTTTAAGTGCGCCAAACCACATTACGCACCCACCTTTTTCATAGCTTTGATGTGTGATTTTTTAAAGTTCACACCTTTTTTCATATCTTTTTTCATTTGCGCCATATGTTTTGCCGTATGGTGTATTTTATGTTTCGTTAAAGTCTTTTTTTCTTTTTTATTGATCATTTACTTTTCCTGTTTTAGTGCATTGTTTAATATAATTTTCTCAATAGATGTATCTGCACGTAAATGTGCCAATTCTTCGTTTTGATCTAGTTTCTCATCAACGTTGCCTTGGTTCATCATAGCTTTCATCTTATCTAGATTCATTTTCTCTTCACCTTCTTTTACTTTTCTAGAATTATCACTAGCTTTTAGATCTAGTTCTCTTGCTTTTAGTTTTGCAATAGGATCGTTACCAAAGTCACCTGTAACTTCTTGTTCTTCCTTCATAAACTCTTCCATCATCTCTGCAATCAACACAGCTTTTCTAGCTTCTATTTTTTGTTGCATCATTTGAACTTGGTTTTGTAAATTAGGGTTCTGTTGCATTGCTTGTGGGTTCTGCATCATCTGCATCATTTGTTGTAGTTGCATTAACTCATCTCTAAACTCTAATTCAATCTGTTCTTGACCCATTAAACTAATATGCTCTAGACAATTTTTTTGTATAGCAGCAGATATAGGTGGTGAATTTCTTACCATGTTCGTTCCCATAAAGTTTAAGTGAGCTGTAATGTGTGCTCTATGATCTTGACCAGGAAATGCTTGGAAATTTTTTGCAGCCAATGCATCTATGTGTTCTAGTGCAGGATCTTTTGGCATCGGTGCTTCTGGTTTAATTAATATTAGATCAATATCTTTTACCCCTAATGCTTCATACATATTTCTATACACTTCATATTGATTATGAATTGCTGGGTTTGAGGCAGCCAGTTGCATCTCCGTTTGGGCGAGGGATATTCTTTGGGTCTGACTAAAGATGTTGGGATCTGCAACTGGAATAATGTCAACACGATCATCGAAATCAGTTTGCATGATTTCTTTTTGACCGCCTACGACATCATAAGGGTAAACTGGTGGCATGTATAATTTAAATACTCTTGCCATTAAATTGAATTCTCTTTTCATTGAAGCATACAATCTTTTATGGATTGCTGACATGGTTCGTGAGCCACGTTCAAGCATAGCAACTGTCGTGCCCACTGCTGCTTGCTGATTCCCGTCTCCTACTTGCAGATCGGCAATCGATGCAAATCGTTGCCCTGCTTGTACCACGACACCCATAAGTTGTAATAAAGTTTGTGACGGTTCTTTGAATGGTAATGGCATGAAGGCATCTCTTAAATTTCCACCTGGAGCATCAACATCTCTAAACTCTCCTGGTTGAATGGGTTGTCCTTCATCACGCATTTTGATACCACGCATTTTAAATCCTGCAGGTAAATTAGATAACGTTCCCGCATCCAATAATGATCTTAATGCAACTGTTGCAGTTCTTGATAATCCACCAATCATATGAATTAAACCAAAGCCATAAAACCCTAGACCAGGTAAAAATTTAAAGTGAACAAAATAATCTATTTTACTTTTCTTCTTATCACCAATTTCATAATTTCTTCTAATCGATAATACTTCTCTTGAGGCTTCATCTATGGTGACGATGTA